TTAGTAGTTAGTAGTTAGTAGTTAGTAGTTAGTAGTTAGTAGTTAGTAGTTAGTAGTTAGTAGTTAGTAGTTAGTAGTTAGTAGTTAGTAGTTAGTAGTTAGTAGTTAGTAGTTAGTAGTTAGTAGTTAGTAGTCTCTTAATATTAAGATTTTTACTAATTTCTTAATATACATTAAGAAATTAGTAAAAATCTTAATGTATATTAAGTTAGTTATGAAAACCTTAATATTAAGAAATTAGTAAAAATCTTAATACAGCGTTACCTTTTTAACTTTGCGTTGATGTTATTGCCGCGATGTAGTGATGGGCGGTTATTGTCGTTCTTAAATAATTTTTTATGGTGTTTTCGCTGAATTAAAAATTTTTAAAAAACTATTCTTAATATTTTTAATATTTTTAATATTTTTAATATTTTTAATAATCACCCCTGAAAAATTATTTAAAATTACGTTAAAAGCTATAAAATAGTCCCAAAAATAACGCTAAAAAATCTAAAAATTTTTTAAAGAATTTGTTAATTTTCTATAAACTTTTTTAAAAAATCTTTAAAAAACGCTGTAAAAATAGAGGTTTTTATCAAAAATCGAAAAAAATATATTTCATGATTTTATTTTGCAAAAGTAGTACCTTTTTATTGACAATATATTTACATCGTGCTACTATATCATTACAAGATGATTAAAAATAAAAATCTAAAAATAAGAAAAAACATCATCTTGTAAGCAAAAAATTTTATCAACTAGAGGAGTAGTAACAATGCAAACAGAAAATCTTGCAAAATTTTACATCACACAAGCCGCGATTGATTACTGTATTTTTGATCAACTTGCGCAAAATCAAGAACCTGCAACAAAATCTCAAGCTTTAAATTTTGCTCAAAAAATCTACAATAAACTTTCAAATTTTGACTTATCAAAAATTGTCGATTTTGAAACAGCACTATCTGTAATTTATAAATATAAATTTGAGGTATAAAAACATGGAAAAACCAATTTTATATCAATATTTTAATGCTGAAAAAATCAAAGTTTTTGAGACAAAACACAAAACTAAAGCAATGCATTTCCAGCACACGCAATGTAAACACGGATTTTTCGAGCAAATAATTTTTAAAAATAGTTTTTGTTTAAAAAAATTTGAGGAAATTTTACCCGGAATTTTACGACAACATTATTTAAAAAATCTTGAAAAAATTGAGGGTTAATTTTATGAAACAGACAATTAATTTTTCACAATTTTATGATACTTTTATCGCGTGTAAGCGACAAGGTCACTTTAGTTACGATGGTTTACGCGCGCTTTATGATTATTTGATCCAATTTGAAGAAGATTGTGGCTCAGAAATTGAGCTGGATGTGATTGCACTTTGTTGTGAGTGGTCGGAATATGAAAATTTTGAGGAATTTAAACGCAATTATCAATGTTGCGAAGCTGAAAATCTTGAAGAACTTAGTAATTTTACGCAAATTATTCAAGTTCCGAATTCTGATAAATTTTTAATTCTGCAATTTTAATTGAGGGCTTAAAAAATGGACAGATTAACAAAAATTTTAAATGAACTTTTGCAGTTACAATCACAACTTGATGCAATAATTGCGTTTAAAACACACGCAAGCGAGACAACTCATAATTTTTTTAAGCAAGGTAGAACTATGCAAAATTTATTTTCTGCTCAAAAAATTTTAGAAAAAGTTATGTTAGAATTGCGTGAGGAATTTCAAGATTTTGAAACAAAACAACTTAAAAAATAAGGGGGTTTTTATGGATTCAATTTTAGACTACGTTGATAAAATATCAGAAGATTATGAATTTTTAAAGATTGATTACGATGATTTAAAAGTGAAAATAAATAAAATTATGTGTTTGTTTTGTGATTCCCAAATTGGTTTAGCAGATAATGCCGGACTTTTTAAATCTAACGATGAAAAATTTGGTGCAATGCTTTTTGCAATGCGCCAATCCCGCAAAGCACAACAAATTTTATTGGAGGAATAAATTTATGATTGAAAGCACTAAAAAACAAGCACAATTTAATCGTTGCCATAAAAAATATTTTTTATATCACGACTCTGATTATGCGCGGGCACAAAAATATAAACGATTGCAGATTTTAATTTTGAAAAAATACATTAAAAAATAGGAGGGAATTAAAATGAAACCGTATTTATACATAACTGCAAACACAATTACGTTAATTGTTTCGCAAAAACAAAAAATAATTTTTATACATAAAATATTTGACCCTATGCCAAACCAACGACTAAAAAATTTAATGTATGATTTTTTTTGTCTATGTGCTGGGGAAAATGATGTTGACAATATGGTATCAGTAAATGATATTGAAAATTGTAATTTTGAAACTATTTCTGAACTAGAAAACGGAAACGCGATAGAAAAAGGGATTAATTGTGAAAGTTACAATAAAATTTTATCTTTTTATGCATTAAAAAATTTATATGATTCAGGTGATTTTATTGTCGAAATTATTTTTGAGGCTTTATTTGGGATTAAAAAATAGAGGTTTTAAAAATGAATAAATTAATTTTAAATGTTGCGCCAGCATTAAAATTTATTTGCTGGTTTCAAATAATTATCGCCGCGTATTTTATAGTTTCGCGGCAAGATTACGATTTTACATTCTTGACCACATTTTTATTTTTCGGTGGTTTTTTATTTTATATTAAATTTTTGAGGTTAAAAAATGGCAACAACTGAGTTCCTACGTGAAACTTTGAAAAAACATGGTATTTTTTTATCAAATTCTGAAGCAGAAAAATTATTATTTTTGGCGTTACAAGATTTTCATAAAACACAACAAACTTGCGGTACTGTAGCTTGTGATATTTTTGATAAACTTTTAAAACATAGCGCTGAGAAATTGCATTGTTCGCTGCATTTGACTATTTTTGCATGCGACCATTTTATGAAAAATCAAACGGTTGTATTTGGGGATGAGGCAAACGCGGCATTAAATTTAAAATTTGAAACTTTGAAAAAATTAATTGATGAGATTTTTCAGTTTTTAACGCCATCAATTGTTTTTAGTAATGTTTTTAGTCAATTAATGCACGATAAAGAACAAGCTGCAAAAGAAAAACCACAAAATTTAGCGGGGTGAATATGCAAACTATAAAACTTGATGATCTTTTAACGCGCGGGATTAATTCCCGCGCTTGCATTTTAGGGAAATGGCTAACTGCACAAAGTTTAAACATGATATACGCCCCCCGCGGTTTGGGGAAAACAAATTTTTGCTTGTGGCTGGCTGCAAGTGTTGCCGCCGGACAAAAATTTTTAAATTGGGACGTAGAAACTTCAAAAAAAGTTTTGTACATTGATTCTGAAATGTGTTTAAGCGAATTAAAAAATCGACTTGTGCAAATTTCAGAGACAATACACACAAATTTTGCACATAACATAACTTTGATAACTCCTGATTTACAACCGCTCGGCGTTATGCCGGACTTATCAACAGTCGATGGACAAGTTGCAATTAGTAAATGCATTTCGCAAGATGTTGACTTAATCATTATTGATAATCTCTCATCACTTTTGCGTGCTAAGCCCAATTCTTGGTTAATCGTTCAAAACTGGCTTCTTCAACTTAAAAATCAAGGAAAATGTGTAATTATTGTTCATCATGCGAACAAAGAAGGAAAACAGCGCGGTTCGAGTCGGCATGAGGACGCTATGGATTGCGTTTTAGCTTTGCGAAAGCCAGCTGATTACAAAAATTCTGATGGGTGTAGATTTAATTTAGTTTTTGAAAAATGTAGGTCGTACTTGCCGCTTGATAGTATATCGCTTGCTTGCCAAATGGTTTCACGTGGAACATATCAGGAATGGGAGTGGTCGACAATCGCGGAAGATGAGGGCAACAATTCTGTCGAAATTTCTCTATTTCGTGAAAGGCTAGGCGCGGTACTCGATAAAAAATACACAAAACGTATCAATAAATTGAATTTATCCTCGGCGAAAAGCACTGAGTTTATAAAAATTGCGGTAGAAATGGGCGCGGCATTTTATGTTAGGTATCGCATGGGGTACAATACAAATTATATTAGTGCATCTCAGCGCTTTAAAAATTTTGATAAAACCTTGTCGGTACGCGCGCAGTTTTGGCTAAACTGGCTTTCGTATAAAATTTTTAGAATTATCAAGTCAATATATGGCTCAGCCTCTGCAAATTCTGCTAAAAACTTAAACGAAATCAACGCTATACTTCTTCTTTCCCATTCTTTCTAATATTAAGATTTTATTCATTTTCTTAATCTACATTAAGATTTTATTCATTTTCTTAATCTACATTAAGATTTTGTTATTTTTCTTAATCTATATTAAGGTTTTATTCATTTTCTTAATTTTACAGATTTTAATTTTTTTCTATTTTTTTTCTATTTTTTTTGATCCTCCAATGCCACTTATTGCGCAGATGATGTCGATGCGGGAATGCAAGAATGGCACCGATGCCTCGATAAGTTTTTGTATGTTGTTGTGGTTTTTTGTCGTTTCGTAAACTTTTTTCTACGGAATTTTATTTTTTTATAAAAATTTTTTATGTTTTTCCCAATGCGATGATTGCATTTGTCTTGATTAGTTGATATTGTTTTTTAGGTAGGAAGGATATCGTAAATTACTTGTCTGTAAAATTATATAACTTTTTTGTAAAATATTTTTGAATAGTTTCATCTTAAAAATAATTTCCACAAAAATCGGAAAAAATATATTTCAGGTTTTCGTTTTATAAAAAGCATGCTTTGTTTTTTTCGAATACTTTATTTTATTTTGGTACCCGCTAGTGTGTTATTACTTTTGGTGGCTTTTTTAATTGTTTTTTTAGTAACAATTGATTGACATTCGTTTTATTTTGTGGTTATAATATTCAGAAGAGTTAAATTCTATTGTAGGTATTCAAATTATGAATTTACAATTTTTTGACGAAGCTAGGATTAAGCAATTGTATCCTAATTTGACCCTTGACACGTGTATCTCTGTGCGTGCAGTGCTTTGGGAATTTTGCCAGACAGAATATTTTGAATTGTTGGTAAGACATAATATTAACTTGTTGCAAAAACTCCGTGGTTCTATTACACCAGATTTGCGTGAGGTAGTTTTACAGGAAATTTTGTCAAATGTTATCCTGATGGTGACTAATGAATATGACAATAAATGATCTAGAGATTAGATATACTCGTGTAGTAGGGGAGGATGTAAATATAACTTGGTTGGAGTTTCTTGCAGAAACTAAGAAACAACTTACATTAGCTGCTAAAGAAACTCATCGTCAGATGAGTATTTATTCTATTGAATTAGATAAGTGTAAGAATGCGTATGATCGCCTTTATAAAGCGATTAAAGACATTGAAAATTATGAGGATACTTTTAAATGCTAGAGGATATTACTAGATTGGTGTTGTTAGAGCATCAAGTTCATAGTTTACAAAAGCACTATCGCGATTTGGCAATGTATTGCGCCGTACTCGAGAGTAATTATCGTATTTTAGCTACCATTATAGATACTCAAAATGTTAAATTAGTTAAATTAGACGCTTACGCAAAAAAGTTGGCTGATTTAGAGGCTAAACTAGATTCTTCTGTGTTATAACATAGGCATAATATGATAAAAGAATTTGATAGATTGCTTGCAGATAAAAAATAAGTCCCCCACCTTTTCTTCGTCCAGGACTTCAATATTTAACGATGGTGTGATCTCAGGTGCTATGACTTATAATTTTTAATGATTCTAAAAAATGCTGAGTTTAGGAGCAATTTATGTATAGTTTTAAGCAAAAAAATAAATATAGTTTTAAGCAAGAAAATAAATTACCTGTTCATGCATGGATTAAGGAAGGTACGATAGAAGAAGGAGCTTTGAAACAAATAGAAAACTTAGCTAGTTTACCGTTTGCGTTTAAACATATTGCAATCATGCCAGATTGTCATCAGGGCTATGGGATGCCTATAGGTAGCGTATTAGCGACTGAAGGCGTAATTGTTCCTAATGCTGTCGGAGTTGATATAGGGTGTGGTATGTGTGCCTCTCCAACAAATATACCTATTTCTTACATGGATTCTGAAACGCTTAAATTACTAATGGGTGAAATAAGAAAGAAAATTCCCGTTGGGTTCGCTCATCGCGAGGAAGTGTTGGAATACAATATAATGCCCCCATTTTCACGTGATTTTAGTTGCGTTATAACGAGTGAATTTGACAATGCTCTAAAGTCACTTGGTACATTAGGTGGTGGGAATCATTTTATTGAGATTCAGAGTGGGAGCGATGGATTTATTTGGGTGATGATTCATAGTGGTAGTCGTAATTTAGGAAAAAAAGTAGCAGATCATTATAATAAGATCGCTAAAAATTTAAATGAAATTTGGCATAGTAAAGTACCATCTGAATTTGATTTAGCATTTCTTCCTCTTGATTGCATAGAGGGTATTAAGTACATGAAAGAAATGGAATATTGTGTTGAGTTTGCTAAGGCGAATAGAAAGACAATGATGGATATTATCATGGAGTCTATAGCTGATTGTCTTTGTTTTACAAATTTGCATTATGGTCCATGTATTGACATTGCACATAACTATGCTCGTATGGAAAATCATTTTGATGCCAATGTTATGGTTCACCGCAAAGGAGCTACTTCTGCCAAAGCGGGAGAGATAGGTATCATCCCAGGTAGTCAAGGCACAGCATCTTATATAGTACGAGGTAAGGGAAACTTAGTTAGTTTTCAATCTTGTTCTCATGGTGCAGGACGATGTATGGGGCGTAAGGAAGCGATTAGAACATTAGATTTAAAAGCTGAGATTAAACGGTTAGATGATCTTGGCATTATTCATGCAATACGTAATTCAAAAGATCTTGAAGAGGCTCCAAGTGCTTATAAAGACATTGTAGAAGTTATGGAGTTCCAAAAAGATTTAGTTGATATTATTTTTGAGTTAAAACCATTAGCTGTTATTAAGGGGTAAGATTATGAAAAAAGTATTTAGACTACCGTCGATAGAAGCGAACAATATTGCGAAGCAGGTTGAGAATATAACTATTGAATTGTTGGATATTCAAAAAAGAATGTTGTCGCTTAAAGGAGATGAACGCGTGAGTATACAGCAACTAATTGATGAGTCATTAATGGAATTTATTACTTATAACGAATAGAATGAAAATAGACCAAACAACATACAAGCTCAGAGACAAAGATAACGAGTTATCCATATTGAGAGCTTATTACAAGTTATTTGATGACACAGTTAAATGTATTTTAGATTGCCAAGATGATTCTATTGAGATAGATGTGATTGGCAGGTTCGATCGAAGGCGTTTTGGTGATTATAGCGGAACATGCTTGAATGAGTGGTTAAAATTTGTACGTGCGTTGAGAGCTAACGGAATGGAGTATAGGTATTTTCCCTATTGGGGAGATGTATTTTGTTTTGCAGGAGATGTAGATATTTTTAAACCTTTTAAAGGATATAAGATTCAAGGGTGTTGTGATTTAGATATACGGTGTGTCACGACTATCGAACGTATTTCACCACTTAGTGGGAATAAAATTTTTCCCAGTTTAATTGAGATTTTTAATATAGGCACTAATGAAAATAGAACCAGTTAAGAACTTATTGTTTCCGACGTCGAAGCAGTTAGCAGATGCTTTTACTTTAGTACAAGACAAAAAGTGCTCATCTGGTGAGACTTGGGTGACATCCATTTTTGCACAACAAATTTTAAGTGGATCACAATTATTTGTTGAAAAGGCTGTTTCTGACGAACTTAAAAATATTGATTTATATGATATTTCTTACGATAACGTGCATCTTATTTCAAAATCTATTGAGGTTTATTTTGAGGATCCTATGCTATCTTCGGTTATTGTTTCCAAAGCATCGGTAGATTATAAAGATGAAGATTATGTTTCTGGCGAGTTAATGATATTTTTGTTCGTTATCAAGGTAGATGGTAGCCAGCAGATGCTAGCGTTACCTTTTATGCGAGAAGACTATGAAAATATTTTGAAAAAGAATGGGGAGTTAAAATTTAAAGGTAATATTGGTAACCAAGAACGCATTTATCAGCGTAAAGAAATAATTGAGTTTTATATTAGGCTTGTTACAAAGGTGTTACTTTACATTTCAATCCCAGAATATAAAGCAATCCCGATAACTAAAAAACAACTCGGGAGGCACGGTAAACCAGGTGTTAATAATAGACCTGATCGACCAATCAATAAGGTTATATATGTGCCTACGGTAATTAATATAGAAAAACGTGACTATAATGAAGGTGCAGGGTCGATGAAATCTGCTCATATGCGTCGCGGACATTTTAGAATGCTACGAAGCGAGAAATTTAAGGAACAAGGCAAGCTGATATTCATTCGGTCTTGCATGATTCATGGCGGAAGCATTAAAGATAAACTTTATGTGGCGAGGAAAATATGAGTACAAAATCAAATCAAGGAATAACTTTATTTACTTTATTAGGGGTTCTTTTCGTTGGACTTAAACTCTGTCATGTAATTAATTGGTCCTGGTGGTTAGTTTTGCTTCCGTTGTATTGTGGGTTTGCTGTTATAATTCTGACATCCTTTTTTATTTTCGTATGTACAGTAGGTAAGATATTATGGCAGAGCACACATTATTCGAAAAAGAATCAAAGATAAAAGACAAAATTAAAAAAATTTTAAAGGCAAATAATGTTTTTTACTTTATGCCTCAATCAGGGATTTATGGTAGAGCTGGAATTGCAGATTTTATCTGTTGCTATAATGGATATTTTGTAGCGATTGAAGCAAAGTCATCTACAGGTAAGCAGCGTGGATTGCAAGCGTTATCAGAGAAACAGATAAAAGCATCTATGGGCGTTTACTTACTCGTAAATGATAAAAATGTTGACGATTTAATTTTATTAATTACAAGGGCTATGGTAGAGAATGATTTGGATAATTAGCGATACACATTTTGGGCATAAGCGTTTGGTTGATGATGGAATTCGACCATTATTTTTTGAAGATGAGATAATAAAAAATATAAAAATTTACGTTAAACCTCAAGATATGTTAATTAATTTAGGAGATTTTTGTTTTAACAATAAAGGAAAGTATGTTGATCTATATTTTAAATGCCCTGGAAAGAAAATTTTAGTGTTAGGTAACCACGATACGGCTAGTGTCAAATGGTATCTAGATAGATTTGACTTCGTGTGTCATTCTTTTTTATTAAGTTATTTTGGTGAAGATATTATTTTTTCTCATCGACCGATTGTTGACGTTAACTGTATCAATGTGCATGGGCATTTACATGATTCTCATAGAAGTTATGAATTGGAAGGGATTCTTAATCCTGAACCTTTTCATAAATTAGTAGCTTTAGAACTAACTGGTTATAAACCTATTTTATTAAAAAATATTTTAAAGAGGGATTTTAAATGCAAACAATGAATAATTTGATTAGTGACGCTATCAATGGATATCTAGATGAAGTTCTAGATAAATTAGATACTGCAATTACGCGTGAAGAAAGAAAAATTATTTTGCGTAAATTTCATGATGAAGTTAAGGAAGATACAGAAGAAATAACTATTTTTGATATTAGAGTTAATGGGTTACCGGAGAAGGAGGATTAAGAATGCATATTATAAATAATCCAAATTTTTCAATAATTGTCCCAGGAGGGTGCAGTGGTAGTAATCGAGGGGGCGGTTGCTAATGAAAATTAAACAACTAATTTGGATTATAAAAACAGCTAACCAAAATGATGAATTATTTTGTGAGCGATATTTTTTTTGATGATGCTTGCATGGAACCTTATGGTTGTGTTACATTTAAATTCGGTATTGATTTTTTAAACACAGTTATATCAATAATGGAGGCTGAATTTAAAAACGCATACCAATCTTTGAATAATATTAAAACTTAGGAGACTAAAATGGCTTGTAAAACATCTAAAACTGGGAAAAAACCAGGTAAAAAAGTATCAAAAAAAGCTGTAAAAAAAGTAGTAGCTAGGAAAAAGAAATAAAGTTTAATGCCTTTAATTTTCCGGCATATTGTATCCTTCTCATGAGGATAGTCGCCGCCGATCGACAAAAATTGGTAGCCACTGGAGGTAATACTAGCTATGGCGCACTAGAGTGGTGAATGCGCCTTTTCTATTAAAAATATAGAAGGTAGTATGACAATTATTGTAGAAAAAATTGATGGTCAGATTGCAAACACCATTCAACAGCTTTTTGCTCCTAATTCAAAAAATCATATAGAAATTGCTCTAGTGTGTATTGAAGAGGGTTTTAGAAATTTGGACGCTGCTACTAAACATTGTAGTCCTTCTATTTGCGAATTACGTAGTTTTGTAGAAGATCTTCAAGAATTGTTGATTAAATATACATTTCATTCTCATCGTGGGATTGAATAATAGGTAATAAATATTTTTCCTGATAACTGTATTTTTTGATAAAGGTGTTATGATGTCTAAAAGTAAAGAACAGTACTTATCTAATATATTTTTTAAACCTCCTGTGCCATTGTACAGTATCGGTGAAAAAATTTTTTACATCCCTTTTTATGAAGAGAAAGGTACATTTACTATTTGTGATGGAACAATTGTTCGTATTTCTGGCAGGATGGTTGGCAGACTGTCGTATTTAGTACTTGATGACTTATTAGGGGCGCGTAATTGCCGCTGGATTCCTGATTACTGTATTTTCTTTGAAGATGATTTAGATGCATTTTTATGTTTGGACGATAAACGAGTTTGTATAGATGCTGGTTTACAAAAATAAATATTTAATTGCACCTTACGAGATTAATTGTGGTTGTGGGCGTGTTGTAGCGAAGGAAGGAAAAATAGCAACAATATTTGATTTAACTATGGTAGATTTTGATTGGACTACTACTCCCTATACACCGCGCGATCATCAAATGATTACAGCAAACTTCCTTGCTTCCCAGAAGAGAGCATTTTGCTGGAATGAAGCGGGGACAGGAAAAACCGCTAGTTGTCTCTGGGCATATTCATTTCTCAGGTCACAGAGGTACCTAAAAATTTTAATCATCTGCCCCTTATCCACCTCCAGAGCTGTGTGGTGGAAGGAAGCATTTAAAATGCTGCCGATGATACGAAGTGATGTACTTGTAGGAAGTAAATTAAAAAGATTGGAACTTTTGCGTAAAAACGCAGATATTTTGATAGTTAACCACGATGGAATTAAAATTTTGCTTGACGAATTGCAAAAATGGAAACCTCAGATAATTGTTGTTGACGAGAGCACTGCTTTTAAAAATGTTCGAACGGATCGATGGAAGACATTACAGAAACTTGTATCTAAAGCTGAATATGTATGGATGCTTACTGGAACACCAGCGCCACAGGGACCTACAGATTTATATGGGCAAGGTAGAATTATCTGTCCAGACAGCGTTGGACGTAGTTTTATTAGGTTCCGAGATAGAGTTATGTTTCAGATTGGTCCTTATAAATTTGAACCTAGACCAAATTTTGAACAAACCATTAAAGAAATTATTCAACCGGTTATCCGATTCAATAGAGATGATTGCTTAGATTTACCCGATGTGCAGCACCAGACATTTGAAGTTGAAATGTCGGTGGAACAAAAAACAATGTTCACTAAACTTAAAAAGGATGCTGTTGTACAGATTCAAGGTGGCATGATTACAGCCGTTAACGAGGGTGTAATGCGTTCTAAACTGCTGCAATGTTGTTGTGGATATGTGTACTCGATGGGTGATGACGGTATTAGAAATGTCTGTGACTTAGCGCCAGTACCACGTTTACAGGCTATGGTTGATTTAATTGAAGAGAGTACGAGAGGCGTATTAGTGTTCATTCCTTTTTTAAGTGCCATAGATTCAGTTGCTAAATGTTTAAACAAAAATATGACTGTTGGTAAGTGCGCGGTAATTTGTGGAGAGACATCTTTAAAACGACGGTCGGAGTTGTTTGACGCGTTTCAAGATGGTGAAGTTAAAGTTTTGATAGCGCATCCCAAGACTATGGGACATGGTGTAACGTTGACGGCTGCTGATACTGTCGTTTGGTATCTAGTTAGTTCAGATAATGAGTTATATGAGCAGGCGAATAGTAGAATTCAGCGAATTGGGCAAGAGCATAAGATGCGTGTAGTGCATCTGCTCAGTACCTCTCTTGAGAAAAAAGTATTACAGAGACTTCAGGAAAAACAGACTATGCAAGGTGTACTTTTAGAAACACTATCAATTAGTGGAGATTAAATGATACAAGTAGATAAAATAATTGAATTTTTTGAAGAGCAAGGACTACTTAAAAAACAATTTAAAGGAAGAAAAGCTGATCTTAAAAAGTCAAAGCATTGTGATTGCTATACTTGCCAACTCTGTGGTTATTTTTTTGATGAATGTGTTTGTGGGCATAACAAAACTATTAAATGGCTAGAAACTAATAAGGTTAATGAGGTGAAAAATGATAAATAAATTTAATATTAGTGGTACTGTAGATGATTATGAGTTAGTAGAATGAAACTAATATCAATAGATATCGAAACTTGGGGGACTAAACCTGGATATACATTACAACCTTGGCAAATGCGTTCAGGTGAAGCTGGGATAATGAGTATTGCTATGTCTGATGGCACACAAGATTTAGTAGCTGATTCAGATCAACTAGAAAAAGTTACTCTAGAATTGCCATCATTTCTTAATAATATTTTACGCAATGATTTTACTGCTATTATTTGTGGGTGGAATTTAAAATTTGATTTGGCATTTCTTTTGCAGAAATTTCCTATATTTAAAAAGTTTAAATTTTTAGATGGGATGTTATTATTAAAAAGAATCAAACAAGATTTGCCTTCATACGCCCTTAAAAAAACTTTAATATTATTTAAAGAATTTTTGCCAAAAGAAATTATATTGGATTATTCAAAAGATATAGAGTTTAAAATAGGCAAACCATCAGAAGCGTATTCGCGACAAGAGTTACAGGATATGTATGAATATAATCTTCGTGATGCTATTTATACATACAATTTAATTAAATATTTACTTACCATTACTTCCCATAAAGATAAATTACAGACAATTCGGGAGAGTACGATTTGCGTTTCTGTTGCTAGCGCATGGGCTAATGGAATCGACCTTGATCCTGAAATTATTTTAGAGCAGGAAACAAAATTAATTGAAGACTTATCAAAGATAGATTCTGTCTTGGGTAAAATAGGTCTTACAAAAAAAATAATTTGTTCTCCTAAACAGTTAGCTAATTATTTAATCAATAAAGCAAATATCGAATTAACTGAATATACGGATAAAGGTGCTTTATCTACTGATCGAAATGTACTTAAAAATTTATCTTACAAATATTCTGACGAAAGAAATCGTATTTTAAGACTTATTTTAAAGCGTAAAACTCTTGAAACAGAATTAGTAAAATTTGTAGAGTCTGCGAAAGATTGTGTAGCGCATTATGGGTCTAAAGCATATCCAGAACCTATGCTTAATAGTACTTACACCGGCAGAGTTACTTATTCTATTTATCATAACATCAAAGTAAAAAAACAATTGAAGAACAACTCAGAACGAGATGTCAATAAAAAAATACATATTGGTGTGCCAATTCATCAGATGAAAAGAGGAAAAATTAGAAATCTATTGGTTGCGCCAAAGGGGTATGATATTGTAGAATTTGATTTCGCCGCTCAAGAAGTAAGACTCATTACCTGCATTGCTAATGAATGCACTATGATTGAGTTATTCAATAATAACAAAGACTTGCATTCTTATACTGCGGCTGGAATTGCAGGGATGGAATATGATGAATTTTTAGAGTTGAAACAGACATCTCCTGATAAATTTAAAGAGATGAGGTTTCTTGGCAAGGTGACTAATTTAGCATTGCAATATAGACTTGGGGCTAATGGATTACATAGATATTGGCACGATAATGCTGGGATTAGGAATAAAACTTTAAGCGATGCTACATTTGCGCGAGAAATGTATTTGAAATTATATAGAGGAATTCCTAATTATTGGAGTGAGACTGTTAGGAAAGCGAGATTAAATGGATTTGTTGAAAATTTAGCAGGCAGGAAAATATTTTTAAATCAGTGGTCTGAACGAGAATGTTGGAAATCTGAACAAAAAGCAATTAATTTTCCAATTCAGTCTTCTGGGGCGGACCAAAAAGTTTTAGGTCTTTATGAATTGCAAAAAAATATTTTATCTATAGATACGGATATTAAGTTTGCTTGGGATTTACATGATGGGTTATATTTTTATATCCCCGAATGTGAAATGCAATTTGAACTAATTTGCCAAATGACAGATATTTTAAATAACTTACATTACTCTACAGCTTGGGGTTGGAATCCTCAGGTTAAGTTTCCTGTAGAAGTTAAAGTTGGTAAACGATGGGGAGAATTGAAGACATTAAATTTGGAGTTAAAATGACACAGAAAATATCTCCCGCTACTCCCGTGAAAGTAAACATAAATGGGGTATATGTTATGATTAGTTTAGAATTTTTTGATCAGTTAGTATATTTGGAAAGCTTAGGGTTTTTTCATTTTGATAAAATTAATTTGACTTGTTCAGAGGAATCTCATGAATAGTATTAAATCTGTATGCGCTAAATCTAGATCTCAAGTTAAGGCTATAAAATATGATGGTACGCTCGATCACGCTTTAGCAATCATGCGAGAATTTTCTTTTCCTAGCAAAGATGTTGTTGGAACACGTGGGCAACCGGTAAAGGCAAATAATTCTTTTGTTAAAATTTTTCTTGAAGGGCATTACCTAGCAATTAATGGTGATGCATGTGAAAAAGATAAGTGGGTTGTGTTAGACCAACTTGATAGAAGTGTAAAGGTTCTTACGGAAGAAATTTTTAGAGCAATGTATGATGTTGGGGAATAGAAAAATGTCTGATATTGTTGACGATACAACTTTAGATGCTAATTTTTTAGCTGAAAACTTGAAGAAAACAATCGATACTATCGAGCAAGAATCTGTTTGTGGTGATGTTAGAAATGAAACTATCCCAGAATATGCTAGATTGCTTACTAAACAAAGCCGTGATTGTAATTTTCAAAAAGAATTAACTTTGTTAATTACTAAATATCGGATGGGTGAAGACAGCAATCTTGAGAGTTATGCGTTAGCTTCTTATCTAATGGCGTGCGTTCGAGCATTTAATTTCACATACCAATATACAAATTTAGTAGAAGATGAGGAATCAGATGATTAATCTAGAAGAAAAAGTAGAACGTTATATAAACTTACGTGATAAAAAAGTTCAGTTAGAAGCTTTGTTGGACGAAAAATTAAAGCCATTAAAAGAAGAAATGAATATGATCGAGAACGAGATTCTTGATTTCTTAAATAAAACTGGGCAGACATCTGCTAAGACGAAGTTTGGAGTTCCTTATAAACATGTTTCGAAATCTCTATCTGTAGAAAACGCAGATGATTTTTTTAAATTTATTGCGGAAAATGATGCATTCGATTTATTACAAAAACGCATTGTCTCGGCTGTTTATGAAAAATATGTCGAAGATGGAATCGAAGTGCCTGGGATTAAGGTTGAACCAAGATTATCAATTAAAATTAGACGAGGTTAATATGAATGAATTAGACGAGGTTAATATGAATGAATTAGACGAGGTTAATATGAATGAATTAGATGTTACAAATAAAAATACTGGTGTACCTGCATATTTTCAACCTGACGATTTTGCTGAGAACCGTGCTGCTTCTTCCGGTACTATGGGATGTCCTATGATTAAACTGGATCAAAAGACTTTCTGCATGGCAGTTGGCGGAGAAAAAGAAAGTATGGGTGTGTCGTTTAATTGTATTATAGTAGGTGTTGCTGAGTTACCTTCCAAAGCATATTTTGAAGATGATTTCCAACCTGGAGTGATTGTATCTCCTAGATGTGCTGCGGCAAATGGTAAAACTCCAGATAGCGCTGTTAAAGATCCTCTATGTGACCAATGCTCTAGATGTTCTAAAAATATGTTTGGCAGTAAGATATCTAAGTTTTCAGGTAAAAAGACAACTGCCTGTGGTAGTAAAAAACGTATCGTAGTATTTTTACCTAATGCATCGCCTGATAATAAGTTTTTTAGATTGGATATACCTGTAACATCTTTTAAGAATTTTAGTCTCTACTCTAAAACTTTAAGTGCTGCTGGGTTACCTTTGTCTGGAGTTGCAACAAAAATTTCTTTTGACGCAAAATCAACCTTTGCTCAATTAGTTTTTGCTAACAAAAAAGTTTTAACAAAAGAAGATTATTTAAAAGTTAGAGAAATTAAAAAAGATCCTGAAGTAAACCATTTATTAACTATGGAAGTTACTGGGTTTGATAACGAGGATGGTGTTGCAGATGTTTCTAGCAAATCAATCGCGGAAGAGGATGCAGAAGAGTTTACTAAAAAATCAATTTCTTCAAAATCTACTCAAAAACGTACTGAGACTCAGAAATCTAAGACTTTAACTTCTATTAAAACAAAAGCAGATTCTAACCTCAATAATCTCAACAACCTTACGGATACTGAGTCTGATTTTAATGCGGATGCTGATAATATTTTAGACTCCTTATAAAAATATGAAAAAACAAAAAATCATTCCAATAAATATGCGTGTCCAAAGAGCTGCTATTGAGGAAATTTTAGTGTTAAAGTATAATCGTATAGCGATTCGATTGGGCTTATCTATGCGTAATGTTGCTTATATTATGAATGTTTCCACTACATATCTTAGCAATATTTTACAGTTACGTCCTGTATCAAAACATTCAATTATGCTTTTTGTCATGCTGATAGATTTTTTAAATCGTGTAGACTATTTGAAACCTAGACAGCCAAACGAAAAAATAGGTAACTATCATAAACGTAAAAAAGAAAAGCTAGAAAAAGTCAAAAAACATTTTCTAGATATCTTAGATAAAGTTAGTTTTTATTAGTCGACTTAATTTTTTGAATCGGGATGTTCTATGCAGCAAGAATATGTGTCATTTTATGACGCACTATGGGGGGATCTCCCTGGAAGCAGATCAATTTGGTTTGGGGAGAAAGGAACTCCCCCAAATCGCTCATCTTGGTTCAAAGATAATGCAAGTGCTATAAGTTTTATCAATGCTTTAGATAAAAATCTTTTTAATATTTACCACGCTTGTAGTTTGTTTAAAAGCAGTAGTCTTGTAACTCTTGACGCTGACGGTAATCCTAAATTAAAACAAGACGGCAAAATATGTAAAACATCTGGTAGGCAACGCTCTAATTTTTTAGCGACTAAAGCTATTTGGTTAGATTTAGATCTTGATAAAGCAGGAGATAGTTTTACATCTGTTTCTGAAATGCTCCCCCAGATGGCATCGTTTAAGGATACTCCTTTGGCAGGATCATCTTGGATTATTGCTTCAGGGCATGGATTGCATTTCTATTGGATTTTTAAAGAGTATTTAACTTTATCTGAGTGGGATGCTTACTCAAAATATTTAAAATCACTTTGCAGACAATTTAATATCCTTGGTGTCGATCTTGGGGTGGTTGGTAACGTTGCAACGTTATTGCGAGTTTTTGGGACTAAAAATTTAAAAGAAACTCCTGTAGAAGTAAAATTGTTAAAACAAGGAAAGTTACTGCCTAAATTTATTATCCCAGAAAATGCTCCTGTGTCGAAAAAGCAAAAAATAAAATATGATACAGAAGATTTTAACTTAAATAAATCAGTAGAAGAACTTGGTCATATTCCAAGTGACGCTGTTTTAGTTGCTGAGAAATGCGCTGTTATTCGAGAGTTTACTAGTACAGGGTTTGATGATAGCGAGCCTATGTGGTACGCATCACTGTCTGTAGTTAGATTATGTAACGACGGCATTGAGCTTGCACATGAATATAGTTCTAAGTCTCCACGCTACAATGAAGAAGAGACAGCTAAAAAATTACAGCAGTTGTCTGAGAAAGATATCGGACCATGTCTTTGCGAAACATTTCAAGGCTTAGGTTACTGTCAAAACTGCCCCTTTATTGGTAAAATAAAAAGTCCAATTCAATTGGGGGCAACCTTACAACCTTTAGAAAACCTTTATGATGATGCGACGGATGAGAAAGAATATAACCGAGTTAAAGAATTAATCTCTTTGGCACCTTCTGGTAATTGGAAAGTTGGCAAAGAAGGTATTTTTAAATTTGTCGATGATGTTCCTGTGTTAGTTAGTATAATTCCTTTTTTCATTTTAGATTTAATTTGCGAAGATGTTAACGATCTTACAGTTGTGACTGCAGTAATTAAGTCTTTTAGAGGCGATAAAGTTGATACGTTTAAGCTCCCATTGAAAGTAATGGGCGATGATAAAAGATTAATGGGAGAATTTAACGCCAGGCGTATCTTCCCAACTAATAAAAAGTATCTTAAAGAGTATTTAGCACTTTATGTTTTAAACCTAAACCATGTTATTCCACAGCAAGCGATTAATTCTTTAGGATGGCAGGGAGAAGATGTGTTTGTGTTTAATTCTTCTGGTGAGGGCGTTACATCTGAAGGGGAACGTGTTAATTGCGTTCTTGATTATAAGATGCGTGGTTATGTAGCTGGGTATGGGAAGAAAGGTACGCTGCAAGAATGGGCATCTATTATAGATATTTATGACTCCAGTGCTCTTTTCCTGCCTCACTTATTTAGTTTACTTTGCTCATTAGGAACTCCTTTACTGCCATTAACTAGTGCTAAAGGGTTTATGCTGTCCTTACAAGGAGCTTCCGGTACTGGTAAAACATTATCACATAAAGTAGCTTTAAGTTGCTGGGGGAATCCTGAACATGCGGGATATTTAGGAAATATTGATACTCCTCGCGCTTTAGTTGGAAGAATAGCTGTAGTTAAGAACTTGCCTGTTCGCATAGATGAAGCAACTGCAATGTCTCCCAAGCAACTAACTGGTTTAATATTTGAGCTTGTAAATGGGCGTGGTAGAGCTAGAGCTACGGCAGATGGTTCGTTATCTAACACAGCATTTGATTGGCAAACGTTAACTCTAGTTACAACTAATCGTCCTCTCTTAGAACAAGATATGAGTATCATATCCGAGGCAGAACGTTGTCGGGTTCTTGAATTATTCGTTGAGATGCCTATTGAGAATTTGCATGTAATCGGTCCTCAAATAGGTAGAATTATGGAGAAAAATTATGGTGTAATTGCGGAACCATTTATTAATTTTGTAGTACAAAATCGCGCGTTAGTAGAAAAAATGATCACGGATATCTCTGAAGAGTTTCAAAAATTAGTCAGTGCTGATAAGAGATTCTGGATTACATGTGGCGCGATTGCTTTCGCAGCGGCAAAAATTGCTTTGAAATTGAACCTATTCAGGATGGATTATAAAAAATGTTATGATTGGTTTATAAGTGTTTTAAAGGAACAAACATTAGTGAATGCAGATGCAATAACTATGGCGCGCGGGTTTGAGACACGTGATGAGTTTATACATGCTTTAATGGACTCTCTTGCGGGACATATAGTAACATTAAACTCAAATCATGAAGTTATCAAATCGCCTGAACGAGAAATAAAAGCGCGCGTTGTGGAAATTAATTCTAGCACTAGAATTTTATATGTCAGGACACAGCCAGTAAAATCATTTGTAAATAAGTTTTTCGTAGAGAGTTATAACAAAGTGCTACAACGATTTAATATTGATCCTTCCAGACCATACCGGTTTAAGGATTCAGTTATGAGATGTTTTGAGTTTAAACTGTAATTTTATAAAGACAAGTAGTTGACATCTTAATTAATTTATGATAGATTCTATTATATCTAGTCTAGTTCTTGGACTAAATTGCTGTAGGGGGATGGCTAGGGTCTCTCGTGCACTAACGTGCATATATGTACAGACTAGACTAGATGTGTTTCATCATACTATAGGAGACTTAAATGCTAATCATCAAACGAAAATTAGGAGAATCTTTTTTTATAGGGGAAAACCAAGAGGTTAAAATAACATATTTAGGTTTTACTGGAAATCAGTTAAAATTAGGAATAGAGGCTCCTAAAGATTTTTTAATCTTACGGGAAGAATTACTTGATAAAAATAATAGTGAGGTATCATGAAAAAAATAATACTTAAAATTGTTCATGTTAGTGAAAATGGCAATGAGTCACCTATATATGAGGAGGATATTGGTGAGGTCTTAAACTCTTTAGCCACATCTGTGTTGACTAAAGTTTATGAATTAACTGATATCATATCTAAAAGCAAAGAAATAACTAACCGAGGAGATGATGTATGAGCTTACCAATAGAACTTGATACAATATTTAATGACTTAATCATTGCAAAAACTTTATCTTTAGACGGAATAGAAATCGTAAAAAATTTA